ACTCATGCGATTGAATAGTGGAACGATGGTCAAGATGTGGAAGTTGGTAGCGAGATGAGTTGTCGGAGGTGCGGGGACTGCTGTAAGCAAGTCGTTTTCCGTGTGCCTACGGAGGGATCGACGCTGTTCTGGCGGCTTCATGGGCTGGAGGTATTTGATGTCGGGGATGTGGAGGTGGTAAGGATCCACGACAAGTGCGAGTGGTTTGACGGGGAGACGACATCGTGCAAGAATTATGAACGTCGTCCTTCCATTTGCAAGGATTTCCTATGTGACAAGGCAAAGGAGTAGGTCATGAGCAAGATCTTCGCGATAATGGACGGATGGGATTGGGCAGACGCGTCGGTCGAATTCGTTATCTTGGAAGGCGAACTCAAGGACAAGTTCGAGGAACTTGTGGAGGAACACAGGAAATACAGGCAACATCGAATGGACATTATGCGGATAAATGCAATTGACGGGACTGTTCATCCTGTTCCTGATTGGGTAAATTTAGATTCCTGGCTTTTGCATGCAGGTGGCAGAAGGCCGACGGAACATGAACTTGAGGAATATTGGGATGAGTGATAGAAGTTTCAAGAACTGTAAATGGTCGAAGGTCACTAGGAAGGGCAAGAACGTAGCGGGGTGGTTCTGCAACAATAAGAGGTGGCATCTGGCCGACCACGATATAGGGACCGGTTTGTGTCCGTGTCGTGAATGGACTAATATCATAGTTGGCGGAAAATCACCGGTGAGGGAATGGACCCAGCCGGGGTTATTTGAGTAGGAGGTTCTCATGTTATCCTTTTTTCTATTCATTGTGATCTTGGTATTCTTGACGATCTATGCCTGTCATGCGTCCCAGGTTAGGAGGATGGCGTTGGCCGGAAAGAAGGTGATCAGTCATATCCCAAAGTTTCTGGTCATCAAACTTTCCGACATGGCGTACATGGGAGTAAGCCTTGGGTTCGCCTGGGTCCTGATTATCGTAGGTGGACTCATAGCGAACTCTAACTCTGATCCTATCGTTAAAGAATATCCCGGGATAGGGTGGGCAGCGGTATACTTTGTCATCCTAATTTTGGCTTATGTCTTCTTCTGGTTGAAGAACAGGTCCGTTGATCTAAAGAAGTGAGGGCTTGACAACGGAATAGTTCGAGCGTATCTCTTAGGTATGCCTTGGGATGTGGTTCGACGCGGAAACAAGTGGGTCGTAGTGGGCCGGGACGGAAAAGTCCACGGAACTTTTGATACCAAGAAAGCCGCTAGAGAACAACAGAAAGCGATCTACGCGAACTACGATCAGGGTCGCAGGAAAAAGTGATGGAAGAGGAAATCCCCGACAAGCCATCGATAGTTACCGCGACGGTAAAAGAACAGACCGAGTTTCCGATATGTGAAGTTGTTCCCGAAAACGAAGAGAACATGATGAACCTTACGGAGAAGGATCATCAGTTCGTGAAATTGTTCCAAGCAAGCGGGTTTGATTTTAGCCGAAGATCTCAACTTGCTGTCGCGGCAGGATTCGCTCCAGGAGCAACGGCAAAGGCAAACGCTGGACGCATCATAAAGACCCTGGCCAACAACAAGGCCATGCAACGTGCCTTGAAGCGGCATGGGGTGGATAACAATAAGTTGGCCCTGAAGATAAAAGAACTCTTGGATTGCGAACATCCCGCATTCATCGGCCGGCCAGACAATATGGCCCAGATAAAGGCTACTGAAATGGCGTTGCGCGTGAAGGATGCCTTCCCTCCGACCAAGGTCGAGGTAGACAAGACGGAGAAAAAGGAAATAGTCATTAGCGCGGAAGTCATTCAGAGGCTTGAAAAGTATGAGCGATTCAGAAATATCGACCTTACCCCCGTCACCGTCGCCAATTCCACCGATTAAGAACAAGGAATGGTGGCGGGAGGCTGCTAAAGACCTCACTTTTTTTAATTCCAGCATCATGCCCATGTGTTGGGATGACAAATTTCATGACTTTGGGACAATCCATGCCATGATGTGTCATCACCTGGACCCCTATTACCAAAAAAATAGTCAAATTTGGCTTTCGGCACATCGAGGAAGCGGGAAAACCACTCAGTTGATGGGTTTTATGACTTGGTGGATGGTTCATGCCATCGTAAATGGTAGATCAGATTCGATGATTTACAATACTGCGACAAAAGAGAACGCTTGGAACATTTCCGCAGACGTAAAACATACACTTTTGAATAACGAGTTCCTACATTGGGTTTATCCAGAGATGCCAAGACAGGAAAACAACTGGGACGACATGACGAAGAATAGGATCCAGTATAGGCATATCAAACTGGACTTCTCGTCGCTTGAAACTACCCTGGTTTCGCGCCACTACCCCAAGTGGCTTAACGATGACTTGGAAAATGACATAAATTCAAAGTCCGAGTATTCCAGGGGAGAACTCATCAAGACATGGAAGTACCAGAAGGCCATTCTGACGAAGATCAAGGGAAGAAACACCGGCATCGAGATAGAAGTCGGCACTCCATACCATGTCAACGGACTGACGTGGATGATTCGCAAAATGCCTGGATTCTCCAAGGTAGAAATTCCATGTTACATCGATAGGGACAAACACAAGGGAGTCTGGTACAAAGAACTTTACGGAGTCGAAGACTTTGAGCAGAAGAGAGATGTTATGGGAACGTCAATTTTCTGCACGCCAGCAGAAACGCCTATCCTCATGTCCGATTGGTCGTTAAAGAAAATCGTGGATGTGAAGATTGGCGATGAGGTTGTCGGGTTCAATGTTGGTCTTGACCATAAGGGGAAATACGTCAAGTCAAAAGTCAAGAATACGTTCACCGGAGAAGATCTCGTTTACAACGTGGAGATGGAGTCTGGCGCGACCCTACGGTGTAATAAGAAACATAAGTGGTTTTCGGGTCGGCTAGAAGAATTAAAAGAACATGGAATTAGTTATCACAAACTCTACAAAAAAATAAGAAGGAACACGAATCTTGTTCGCCTCATCGATGTTTCGGAAGAAAAGGACCCCGCAAAACTCATAGCGTGGTCGTATCTTGGGGGAATCGTTGATGGAGAAGGCAGTTGTAAAGGTTCTGGCATATTTATTCATCAGTCTCCGGAAGCGAATCCCGAAGTTCATGCGAAAATAAAAGCGACCTTAAATTTTCTAGGAATAAGGTATTCAGAAATAAACCGGTCTAGAATCGGAGGACACAAGGCCCCCGATGGGCATTTGATTGTGACTTCTAGCATAAACTGCTTCTACCTCAAGGGTGGAAAGCAGTTATATTTTGATCTCATTCGATATTCCGATTTGGCGAAAAAGACTCAACTCATCAAGAAGATGTGGAAGGAGAACGGATTCGCCAATAGGAAAGACAAAACGGGAGAATTGAGGCCAGAGAAAAATCGCCGCGTTTACGGACTCGAAACGGAGACCGGAAACTATGTCGCCTGGGGATGCCTGAGTTCAAACTCAGCGCAATACCTTCTCCAGCCACTTTCCGAAGAAGATGCGCTTTGTCCTGAGACGTGGATCAGATATTGGGACACGTTGCCCGATGTTCGATGGAGATCGATGGTCGTTGACCCGGGCGGGCCTGATAGCGGGAAGTCTGACGCAACCGGGATCACGATATGCGACACGGATGAGTTCGGGAACATTTACGTCGTCTACGCCGAAGAACATTTCGTCACTCCCATGAAATTCTGCGACCTCGTCGTTGGACTCAAAGAGCGATATGATGTGGATGACTGCAGAATTGAAAAAGAAAGATTTTCGACGACGGTGGCCGACCTATTCCGTCACCGGTTCCCACTTTTCAATATCTCCTTCGTGGAACACAAGGGGAGGTCGAAAGGAAGCGCGTCTGTGCGCGGAGATTCGAGAATTTGGCGTCTTCGACAATGGTTCGAGTCCAAAAGGATCTTTATTGGGAGGAACCAGAAATCGTTCCAGGACCAGGTTCTCACATTCCCACAACCGACGACTGGAAGAGACGATATGATAGATTCTTTGGCCTACCAACTTGACATTCGTCGTATTCCTAAGCGAAAATCGAAACTGATCCTACCTTCCGGGCGGGAGTGGGAGCCGAACATCGAAGCGACATTCGAGGTGGAAATGGATGGCGTGATGGCCAAGGCAAAGGCGAACAGGGAGGGATTTAACAATGACGCTTCTTGGTAAAAACAAAAAAGAAGATCCCGCTGCTATGGCAAGGTGGATAACGCTCGACATGGATCTACAGGAAATCATAAAAGTAGAAAAAGAACAGAATATTCTTTTCAAGGATCTAATTCGAGGAGTCAGGGAAATGATTACCGCGAACCAAGAGTTCGTAAATGTCATCCAGAACTTCTTCGCCATTGAAAAGAAACTTCATATCGAGGAAGCCATGCGGAGAGAGAAAAAAGAACAGGATATGGACGAGAGTCCCGGAGACCGCAGGTATTGAGGTGAGAGATGGCTGAATCAATAGATCGTTCAATCCTTACCGCAGAAGAAGAGGCGGAACATCTCGTCTTTATGCAGAAGCAGTTTCTCGACCATCCCGTTGTAAAGACCCATCATCCGAAATGGAAAGAACTCATCGAATGGGAGAACGGTGACCAGTTTTCGGAGTGGAGCGAAACGAACAATACGATGGTCCCGGTGCAGTTGAAACGCAGGAAGAAGAAAGTCGTTATCAACTTAATGAAACCCTTGGCCGAGACCATCGAAGGGAAGATTAACTTTATTTCCATGTTTCAAGGACTTCCGAATTCTAGTGAACTCGGTGATATCCGTGGCGCCCAGGTGGCTACTCGACTAATCGCTCATAACGATTATATCAACGACCTGGATGCGCTAAATGAGGATCTAAAATATGACCTCATTAGGACTGGGAACGCTTTTCGCAAGTGGACCTGGGACAACAGTCAGTTCGGGTGGATCAAGAATCCGGGTGGAACGGAACCCAAGAAAGTCGAGGGGGAACTTATTGGTGTCGTTCCTTCCGTATTCAATCTCCGTCCTGATCCAACGGCTCGTTGCATGGAGGACTGTCGTTGGTTCATCGAGTTCCAAGAGGTTACTGAGCAAGCAATCCTAGAAAATTTTCCGGAAGTCTCAGAAGAAAACATCAAGCAAGCATCCAATATAAACCCAACACAGAAATACAAGGGCATGTATGTCAAGGAAAAGGAAGTCGATAAGACAGAACCAACCCACATCGTCTGTTGGTATTGGGAAAGAAAATGCAAAGAATATCCCAACGGGCGTCTTATCATTTCCATGCCGTCTCTTGTCCTTTGGGCAAAGGAAAATCCCGCACTCGGAAGACTTCCATTCTTCAAGTATGGGTACAAGAGATTCGGGACTTCCTTTTGGTGTTACGGCCCCCTGTTCTATGTTCAGGACATTCAACGCGACTTCAATAGAATGAACTCCATTATCTCCGAACACATCGAGGGATGGAGGGCAAAGATGGTGGTCCCCCAGGGGTCTATCCTAAAGGAAGGCGCGTTCACTACAGATTCCTTTGAGTTGCTCGAATGCGACTTGTCGAAGGGGGAACCCCGGCCTCTCAATATGCCGGAGTTGTCCCCCCAGGTTCTCAATCACAGAGACTTCCTATTGGCGGCCAAGGATATCGTTTCCAATGTTCATGAGGTAAGTTATTCTCAGTTGCCGCAGGGGGCGTCTCGCGCTCCCGCGTCACTTTACTCGATGATGCTCGACCAAGAGAACATGAAGATAGACCCCATGATCAGGCAGATCAACAAGGCACTCAAACAGGAAGCAAAGTTCAGACTTGAGATGATGGGTTTTTATTATGATGACAAGCGGCTCGTCAAGATCATAGGGACGAATGAACGGACGAGTGTAGAGTATTTCAATGGCGCTGACCTCAAGGGAAATTACGACGTCAAGTTGGTCATTGGCGTAAACATCCACCAGTCCAAGACCATTCAACAGAGAATGCTTCTCGACCTCAAGACTGCCGGGGCACCCATCGAGTGGGACGTCATCTTCAAGTTACTCTGGGAGGGAGACATTTCCCAGGAGATCAGGGCTAGTTACTCTGACAAGGAAAGAGCATCCAGGGAAGATCAGGCTTTCCTTAATGGAACATACGATAAGCCATTCGACCAGGGAGGAGTGCAGTTACTCTTCCACGATAGTCACGAAGTTCACCTTGAGTCTCATTCCGCTACTTCGAAGACCGAAGAGGCACAGCAATGGCCCAAGGAAACCTGGGTTGCATTCAATAAACACTTGTTCGCACATCTTCAACTTCTTGCTCAACTTGCCCAGAATGCCCAGGCTGCGTCTCAACCGGATCTGACCCAGAAACTCGCAGGAAATCAGGCGGCGCAAGGTGGACAAGAAGGTCCTCCTGTTTCAGCGGCAGATGAATCCGTCCAACAGACGGAACAACAACTACCATATTAAGGAGAGAAAAGAACCATGTCAGAATCGAAAGACCAAGCGGCAACGCAGTCTAAGGATAAGGCCCTATCCTTTGATGAGCAATTTGAAAAGGGGTGGGACCAGGTTGAGTTAATGACCTCGCAAGAGGCAACGGCCAAGGATAAGGCAAAACCTATTCCAGCCGCAGAAAAGATAGAGGCGAAACCGGATGTGTCGACCTCAGAGAAAACTCCTTACAAAATCCTGAAGGTCCAAGGTAAAGAAGTCCCGGTTTATTCCGAAGAGGAATACGATGCTCTAGCCAGCAAGGGCCTTGACTACACCAAGAAGACTCAGACGTTGGCCGATGAACGGCGAACAGCGGAGAGTCAACTCAAGGATGAGGAGAAGCGTCTCGCAGATGCTTCGAACGAACTCAACAAGACCCTTGACAAACTGATGGAGATGAAAAAAAACGAAAGACCGGGAACTCCTGAACTACCGAATGATACTAAGGCAGCAGAGGGTGACAGGCCGGCGGATGAGGTGAAGATCTACGAGGAATTCGAGATCGATCCAAGATTCGCTCAGCCGCACGAAGTCAAATTCGTGAAAGAGATCCTCAGTCAACGCAAAGAGTTGGCGGAGATCAAGTCCATTACCACTAGGATCACTCAGGAAAAGGCAGATGCCCAAATCAGGGCTATCATTGCCAAGGAAAGAGAGACGCATCCTTACGAAGATGTCATCGACGACCAAGGCGTGAACATCACCGAAGCACAGTTGGCGTCCATCATCACAGCCAAGAGGACGGCGGCGGAGAAGGCCGGCGAGAAACCGGATCCCATGCAGTTGCTCAAAGAAGGAGTTCAGGAAATCCACCTGGCCCAACAGAAGACGAAAGATGCTCTTTCGATCTCGGACCAGATGGACCCAGAAGCCTTTATGAGAAACTTCCCGGGATTGGCCGAGAAGGTCCGAGCGAAATTGACTGCGGATCCCAAGGCCCTAGTCCCTCCGAGTCTTCCAGGGGCGAGGAGACAGGTGGACACATCGAGAGCAACGAAGCCAACGCATTCTTCGGGCAAGTCGTTTAGTGACTTTTTAGACGCGGGGTTCAACGACCCCGATACTATCAAAGCACTTACCGGAGGGTAATATGTCAGTCGCATCATTATCCACCGCCGG